CTTGTATTTGTTGAGTATCATCAATCTGATCACTTTCCCCTGTTAGATATTGGATTGATACACCAAAGTATTCGGATAGTTTTTGCAACTTATCAATTTTAGGTTTAGACCTGCCTTTTCGCCAATCAGCTAATGAGGCCTGTGATATTCCGGTGTCTTTTGACACTCGGTAAGCCGTTAATTCCTTTTCTTTCATTATCTCGAATATGCGGTCATATGCCATTTTAGCCACCTGTTTATAAAAAGTTAAAAATAAAACTGTAATTCTTAATTATTTTTATTGTGAGTTAATTGAATTACTAGCATATACGTAGTACTATGTAATCACAGGGTAACGCAAATACATAGCAATGTAAAAGCGTTGCATATACTAAATAAATACTTAGTAATTTGATTGTAGCAAAAAGCGAGGTGATAATCAATGAATTTGCAAAAAATCAAACAGCTTATGAAAGACCAAGATATGACGGCTTATACGCTGTCAAAGAAAACAGGTATTTCACAGGCTGCAATAGGTCAATGGCTTAACGGCAAAAATGGGGCAAGTGTTACGAGCCTTCAAAAGTTGGCTGATTGTTTCGGTGTACCGATTGGCGAACTCATCAAAGAGGAGTGAGAAAGTGAGGTTGTTTATAGAAGAAATTTATAAATTTTATGAAAGCCCTAAAAACCAAGCTGAATTTCAAGAATGGAGAAAAGCTAAAACGTCTAGCAGAAAGAGTGAAATTGATTTTGATATTAGCACTATGAGGAGTGGATGTAATGAACATACGATTGAATTTCAAAAGAGATGCGGAAAGTTGGGTTAGAAGAATTGAAAGCGAAGAACTAAGTGTGTCTGAACAAAAGCGAGCATATGACTTTGCGTGGAATGCTTTCAAATGGGATTGCGATAGTGCATCGAAAATGGTTGTTGATGCCTTAGTGAAAAGAGGTTAGTAAGTAATGATTAAAGTGTGTTATGCACTACGGATTATCGGTGTAATTTTAGCAATCGGTGCTATGGGTAGTCTTGAGATAGACACTATCGACTTTTGGACTTGGTTTTGTCAAACCATGCTAGGTGTTACACTTTGGGTTTTAAGTGGTTATTGGTTAGATGATATCCACGAATTAGAAAATGAAAAAGTCCGCTAGTGAAAAGTAGAAGAAGTTTAGCGGACTTGGTAGAGAGTATGTGAAATATCTCTACTTATAGTTTAGCACAAATATAAGGAGAATAAAATGGAAATTAATTTAACCCCTATTGTTAGTCAAAATCAACAAGTATTCAAATGGAATAAAGACGAAATCAAAGCTTACTTTGAGGAACAATTAGAAAAGTATAAAGGCCTTGTAGTAACGGAAGAAAACTATAAGGACATGGTAAGTGCTAAGAATGAAATCGTTAAGTACAGAACAACACTTGATAAATTCTGTAAAGAGAAAAAACGAGAACTCAAAAGACCTATTGAGTTGTTTGAGGAAGAAGTAAATGAAGTATTGAAAGTTGTTTACGATGCAGAAAAACCACTTGCAGAACAAATCAAATACTTTGATGAAAAAGAGGTGCAAGCAAAAACAGAAGCTATCAATAAGTTTATCGAAAAGATGGTTGATAAATATGGAGTGCGTGAAGAATACGTAAATCAACTTCAACATGATAAACGCTGGTTAAATAAAACTGCAAAAATGAAAGACATTGAAACCTCGATTGAGGGAATGATGATTGAAATTGCAAAGCGCCAACAATCAGACGATGACTACAAACAAATTTTAGCAGAGAAAAAAGGCATGATTGAGTTCGTTGTAGATACTTGCAATCAACAATACGAACTAGCAACACCAATCACATTTGATGAATGTTGGGGTGCAGTAAAAGATATGCCGTTAGATCAGGCTAGAGAGTTAATCAATGCAAAATTTGCAGAGCGTAACGAAATGGAAGAGGCTGCACGAGCAAGTATCACAAATGAACCAATTGAAATAGTTGAAGTAGCAGAAACAAAAGTTGGTTTAACAGTAACTGTTTATGACTTAACAAAAGATGATGCAAAAGATTTAACTGATTTCTTAGAAATGCGTGGTTACAAGTACAAAGAGGTATAGATGGATAGTAGATATAATGCGGTAAAAACTGTACCGCAATCAGCGTTAAAAATAATTGACTTTGGGAAACTTAAAGGCAAGTATGATATTTCTCCACAATGGAGATGGGAAATATTAACCGAAGTTTATGGTATGTGTGGTGTTGGTTGGTACTTTGACATTGTAGATACGGAACAAGTATTGGTAGAAGCTACTGGCGAAACGATGCTTTATGTAAAAGTAAATCTATATATCAAAGATGGCGATGAGTGGAGTAAACCAATTCCGGGTTATGGTGGTGATTTCTTAATCTACAAAGATAAAAATGGTTACCACGGAAATGATGAGGCATTCAAGATGGCTGTTACCGATGCATTAGGTACTGCAGCAAAAATGATTGGTGTAGGCGCTGATGTATATCGAGGTTTACAAGATACCAAAATCAATGCAGCGGCAGAAAAGGAAAAGAAAGAAAAAGAATTTGACCCTCACAATGCGTATGCAATTGTTCTAAAGATGGCAAGTGAACATGGGTTAAGTGAAGAACAAGTAGCACACCAATTAACAGAAATGTTTGGTGTTGGTGTGATTGATAACGTTACAAGAGACCAAATGTCTAAACTTTATGACTGGGTAAAAGGCTATGAAGTGGACAACAAGTAATATTGATATACTTCGTAGTCCACTAGGTGTAATGGTAGTAATACCTGCACCACATGACAATGATCTAGCGAAATTAGATAAAGAAAAAGAATACGTGATTGAAATCAAAAAGAAATCAAAATCACGTAGTATGAACGCTAATGCATATTGCTGGGTTCTATGTCAAAAGATAGCGGAAGTCATGAGTAACCATTCGTATATGTCTAAGGAAGATGTATATAGAAAAGCAATCAAAGATTGCAGTCATTTCACATATGTTCCAGTCCGTGAAGATGCCATAGAAAGATACATTCAAATATGGCAATCACACGGCCTTGGCTGGATAGCCGAAGATGCTGGCGAGTGTAAAAGCATCAAAGGTTATCACAACATCATGTGCTACCACGGATCATCAGTATACACAGTTGCAGAGATGCAAAGGCTTATTGATTGCTTGGTTGATGAGTGTAACCAACTCGGAATAAAACTTGATGATAGCGATTACATTCAATCGTTGGTTAAGGAGTGGGGGAATGAACAAGCGAAAAAGGAATGATGATAAACTCTATAAAATCACAAGACCACAAGCTATCGAACGAGATAGTATAGATGGCTATCCGTGTTGTGTAATATGTGGCGCACCTGCTACTGAGGTACATCACATATTGCCTAGAGGTAGAGGCGGTACAAGTGAGTTAAATAACCTAGCGTGTTTGTGCAGATATTGCCATGAGAACTTAGCACACGGAGTATTTGCAAAAGAAACCAAACTAAAGCTAGAAACAATCATTATGGAAAGGATGAAACAATATGAAAAGAATTGATGTTGTTGAACTATATGTTAAGAAACGCATTGAGAAATTAGAACAAACACAAAGCGAATACAAAGTAAATGAAAAAGAAATTACAGAACTAAATGATGTATTAGATGTAATTAATCAAGTGAATACATCAAAAAAAAGCCAAGAGGCTAATAAATTAGATGCATTTGTTTATAGCCTAAGCAAACTCAATGAACACTTGCTAGATGCGGAAGAAGATTAGCCTATGGCTGAAAGACGGATGATGGCAAAGTCCATTATTAAATCAGACCAATTCCTTGATATGCCAGCTACAACACAAAACTTATATTTTCATATGTTGTTAGATGCTGATGATGATGGCTTTGTAAATGCACCTAAATCTATCATGCGTATAGTTGGTGCTAAAGAAGATGATATGAAGTTGCTTGTGGCTAAACAATTCGTAATCGGTTTTGGTAGTGGAGTTATCGTAATCAAACATTGGAAGATACATAACTACATTCAAAGCGATCGTTACAAACCAAGTTTACAACCTGAAAGAAAGTTGCTGGAAATTACTGCAAACAAGGAATATCAGTTAAATCCAAGCAATGTATCCATTGTGGATACAGAATGTATACAAGATGTATCCGTAGGTAAGGTTAGGTTAGGTAAGTCTAGTATAGGTAAGGTTAGGTTAGATAAGAATATAGAGGGCGAATGTGATAAAACACATTCACCAAAACGTAAAACTTTCACTAAACCTACTATTGATGAAATACAAGACTACTGCATTGAACGCAACAACAATGTGAACGCTGAACAATTCTTTGACTACTACGAAAGCAACGGCTGGAAAGTAGGAAAAAACGCAATGAAGAATTGGAAAGCGTGTGTAAGAACATGGGAGCGCAATGGTTATGATAAACCAACTCAAAAGAAAAACAGTAAACAAGATGCAATAAATGATTTACGAGATTTGATGAATGAATATGGGGGTGTGAATGAACAATCAAATGAACCACCAACAGAGGATATTAGAAGCACTATTGATATTGAGTACAGGGTGGAACACTAGCCCATCTAAAGAAACAATCAAGTTGTATGTGCATAAACTATCGTATGCTGACCCATTAATCTTGCAGCAAGCAATGAGTAATCTGTTGAGTAAATGTAAATTCTTGCCATCGTTTGCAGAAATCGAGGCGGAATACAAAGAACTTGATAACTATGTGAACGCAATAGAAAAGCCAATGACTGCACAAGAGGCATTTGGGAAAGTTGAACGTGTTGTAAGTACTTATAGTTATGATCACGGACTAGAACATTTAGACGGAATAACAAAGACTGCAGCCGAAACAATATGGAGTGCATTCAACCCTAGAAGTGGTGGTGATTATAATCGAGCAGCTTGCATGTCGCAATTTGTAAGGTGTTATGAGGAACTAGCAAAGAGAGCCGAGAGAAAAGAAGAGTTAGCAAGTTTAACTAAAAATGAGGGGTTATTACTAGAACGAAGAATAAAAGCACAAGAGGAAAAGCAAGCAATACAAGCTGGTAACAAACGAATTAAGATGCTACCTACTGGCAACTTGATTGAAGTTGCAGAAGAACGCAAGCCACCAGTTGATGTAGCAAAACTGATTGATAAAAGCAAAATATCAAAAGAGGGTAAAGCGTTGTTGAAACAAGCTATAGGGGGATGAGATGAAAGAGCGAATTAAAGAGTTTGAAACTAGCGTGAACTTATCATTCAATGTAAGTTTTACAGTTCTAGCTACGAATGAGGCACAAGCAAGAACAAAGATTGAAAATTTGTTAGAAATAATGAGGAATGAGGCAACAGTCGATTGCCATATTCATCCTAGCTACGATTTTTATATTGACGATACAGAGGCATCATTGAATGGAATGTATTACTACTAAGGAGAATTGAATGAATACAGTACAAATTTTAGGTAATTTAG